GGCCCACCACCATGAGGAAATGGTGTATATTTCATACAATCATTTACTGCATCTGGCCATTTTAAATCTCCCATAAAATCCTCCTATACAATCTATCTGTATTTATAAATATATATATGGCGTATTCAGGTAAATTCACTCCCAAAAATAGAAATAAATACAAAGGCAATCCTAAAAAGATTGTGTATAGATCACTATGGGAAAGAAGCTTTATGAAATACTGTGATAGCAATCCATCTATACTAGAATGGTCAAGTGAAGAAATAATTATACCTTATTATTCACCAGTTGACAAAAAATACAGAAGATATTTTCCCGACTTCTTTATAAAAAGCCTAAATAGGGATGGAACTATATCTAAGAAAATTATAGAAATAAAACCAAAGAAACAAACTGTTCCGCCTAAAAAACCAAAGAAGAAAAGGTCAAAAGGATATTTAACTGAAGCAAAAACCTATGTCACTAATCATTCAAAATGGGAAGCAGCTAAAAAGTACTGCGAGAAAAGAAAATGGATATTTCAAATACTAACCGAAGATCATCTTTATAAATAATTTTATGTTAGCCGAAGTAGCAAAATTTTTTCAATCACAAAAACAGCCTGGAGTCAAGGCTGACGAATCAGCCAGAAAATGGTTTAGAGCACAACTACAAAAATTAAAAGTACGTGTACCAGCTACTCTGAGGAAAAAAGCAGGTGATTTGGATCGAACAGTTAAAATTGGCCATATGTACATGTTCTTTTATGATCCCAAAACTAAATCGAGATTGGATTATTATGACAAATATCCATTAGCAATTGTTATAGGCAGAACTAGTGATGGATTCAGTGCACTAAACTTACACTATATACAACCAAAACATAGAGCTATATTGATCAATAATTTAAGGCCATTGATAAGTCCACATATAAAGCTGATGGACAGAGTAAGTATTAGCTACAGTATATTAAAACAAACTGCTAAATATATGTTTTTTAAGCCATGTTTCAAAAGATACTTATACGCTCAATGTAAAAGTTTATTTCTAAAAGTCGATGACGATGATTGGTTCTCAACTATAATGCTACCCACTGAAAAATTCATCAAGGGTAGAAAGCAAGATGTGTGGAACGATTCAAGGAGATCTTTACGTGCAAAGTAAGCGAAGTAGCATTTCAACAATAAGAAGTTATTTAAAATCACAAGGTGGCCCAGCAATGGGCAACAGATACCAAGTATTGATCAATACTCCGCCAGGTTTAATGCCTATTGAAAAGGAACCTTCAAATTTCTTTAATCCAGAAGCCCTCAGTATAATGTGCGACACTGCTACCCTGCCAGGAATGGGTTTTGAAACTGGATCTATTCCTGATATTGGCCCAGATTATGTATATCCTTTTGAAGCCACCTTTGAGAATTTTGAATTAACTTTTAACTGCAGTGAAAATATGCAAGAAAGAATATTTTTTAATAATTGGTTTCTCTATATACACCCAATAAATGATAGTAATTTTCCATTATATCAATTTAGAGCAAATTATGTAACAGATATGGTAGTTACAAAATATAATATGCATGATGATATAACTTATAGAATAAAATTAATAGAAGCATTTCCCATCACTATGCCGAGTCAAGAACTCAGTTACGAAGGAAATGATATTTTAAAACTTAACATTGAATTCAATTATAGTCGATGGGTAATGATGTACAACGACAAAGAAGAAATTATACCCGGCAACGCACCAATATCAACATAGGAGATTTTTAATATGGCTTTACCAAAACTTGATGTGCCTATTTACCAACTCACACTACCGTCTAATAACAGAGAAATATCTTACAGGCCGTTCCTAGTAAAAGAAGAAAAAATACTTTTGATGGCCATGGAAGGTGAAGATCAATTGGAAATGATCAATGGTATTAAACAAATTATTACAAATTGTGTATCAGAAGAAATCAATGTAGATAATCTTCCTGTTTTCGATTTAGAATATATTTTCCTCAATCTAAGAACCAAATCCATTGGCGCCGAAAGCGTAGTAGGATTAAGTTGTCCAGATTGTAATACCAACAACCAAACCTCTATTGATTTAGAAGAAATAACTATAGAAAAATCTGAAGATCATAGCAATGAAATAAAACTGACAGATACAATTGGTATCTCTATGAAATACCCCACAGTAAATATTTTAAAAAGTATCAACCCAAGCGGAGATATGAATGTTGAAGATACAATGAATATGATCCAAGATTGTGTGGATTTTATCTGGAATGGCGATGATACACATGATATGGCAGATTATAACAAAGATGAAAAAGAAGAATTTTTTGAAGGATTGACTCAAAGGCAATTTGCCGACATACAAACATTCTTTGAAACTATGCCTAAACTCTCACATAATGTAGACTACAATTGTAGAAGCTGTGATTATAATGATACAGTAAAGGTAGAAGGGCTACAAAATTTTTTCGGATAGCGTTGGGTCATGATAGTTTAAGTAATATGTATGTTACTAATTTCTCCATGATTCAACACCATAAATATAGCTTGAGTGAGATAGAAAGTATGATGCCATTTGAAAGAGAAATCTATATTGGCTTATTAAAAGATTATATAGAAAAAGAAAATGAAAGAATTCGCAAAGAAAATGCACGACTAAAATCCAAAAGGTAATTAAATGGCTGAAGAAAAAGATTTAGAATCAAAATTAATATTACAGAGAAAAATAGATGATCTCAATGATAAACTGTTTGAACATTACGAAAAATTGTCTGAAAAGGAAATAGATGCGCTTGAATCGCAATTAGAACAACTCATTGAACAATCACAATTACTAGATAATGTTGAAAAAAGTCAAGAAAAATTATCTGAAAAATCAGAGCAACTATTGAATGAAAGAGAAGGTGCACTTCAAGAAGAATTAAATCTACAAGAACAAATAGAAAACTTATATAAAGAATACGAAGAAACATATGAAAGTTTATCAGAAACAGAATTAGAACATCTTGAAAATCAAATACTCCAAGCTGAAGAACTACAAAAAAGTAGATCAAAATTAGAAAAAGAAATAAACAATCCCCTAAACGGATTATCTGGTCTATTTGCAAATATAGGACAGGGATTAACTGGCGGACTAAAAGGACTAGCTACCACAGCTTCTGAATCATTTAAAGAATCTGGATTTGGTAAAACTATTAATTTAGGAGCAAAACTATTTGGCAAAAGTGAAACCCTTGGCGATGAAAAAATGCTTGGTGGCATCCGTGAAATGTTCACCCATCCAGATGTACTAAAACAAAAGAAAAAAGAAGCAGAAATTGCAAAAGAAGCATTAGTCGAAGGCATGACTGATACAGAAAAGGAAGAATTTGAAAGAAAAGAAGAATTAGGCGCATCAGGAAATCTAGTAGAAGGATTAATAGGAAATGTAGGTAAATTTCTTACTCTCGGTAAATTAGATATTCAAGCTGAAACAGCTAAAACAATTGCATCAGAATTGATTGATAGTGAAAAAGAAGAATCAGAAGATGACGAAAAAACAACAGAAGAAGATCAAGAAAGCAATGAAGAAGTAATAGAAGGTATAACAGATTCTAATGATAAATTAGCCAGTATTGACAGTGCACTCCACATCAGCCCGCCCTATCTGGAAGCAATAAGAGATACATTAATCTTTATAAAAAGTGATATATCTGCTATAAAAGATATATTTGTTACAGAAGAAAGAAAAGAAAGTGCAGGTAAAAAAGAAAGAGCAGCTGAAGAACAACAACGACATGATGAACTAGTTACTGCTCAAGAAGGCACATCTATACCAGAAGAAGATAAAGAAATAGAAGTTAAAAGTCCAGGCTTCCTAGAAAAAATAGGTCAAGGATTAGGTGGTGGACTAAAAGGTATTGTAACAGGAATATTTGATACTATCAAAGCTTTTGTAGATGGAATAAGCGGAGTTCTAAAATCAGCACTCAATCTCATTAAAACATTTGTTGATGGTGTTGGTAGTATTATACAAAAAATAGCTAAAATTATCA